ATGCCGCAAGAATTAGTATATCAGGTAAAAATATATCAGACCTTAATAATGATGAAGGGTACACAGATGATACAGCAGCTAATAACGCAGCTAACACTGCTTCAGCAGCTTATGGACAAGCTAATAATGCAGCTAACAGTGCTTCAGATGCAGCTAACAGTGCTGCAGCAGCTCAAAATACCGCAGACTCAAAAGTAACTCATGCTGCAGTAAATGCTTCATCAACTATTGTTGGAGGAGGTGTTGGCGGCTGGGGCATAACTACTTACCATATAGCTGGTGGTGCACAATCAAGTTCAAGTACTAGAAACTTTAATGTAGGAACTTCTATTTCTGGTAATGCTACATTCTTAGCAAATGGAGGAATTTTACTAGGGTCAGATGGGTTTATTTCAGCAAAGCAGTTTTATATAGATACTGATGGTAATGCAAAGTTCAAAGGAGATATTACTGGAGCATCAGGAACATTCTCAGGAAGTCTATCCGTAGATGCTTTCAACACTGGTTACACAGGTTCTGATGCAGAATCAGATGCAAGTGATGCAGCTAATGCAGCTTCAGATGCAGCTAACACTGCTTCATCAGCTTTTGGAGCAGCTAATAACGCAGCTAACACAGCAGGTGATGCTTATGGAGCAGCTAATAACGCAGCTAACACTGCAAGTGGTGCTTTTGGAGCAGCTAATAACGCGGCTAATACAGCAAGTGATGCTTATGGAGCAGCTAATAACGCGGCTAATACAGCAAGTGATGCTTATGGACAAGCTAATAATGCAGCTAACAGTGCTGCAGCAGCCCAAAGTACTGCAGACTCAAAAGTAACACACGCTGCAGTAAATGCTTCATCAACTATAGTTGGTGGCGGTGTCGGTGGTTGGGGAATAACAACCTATCACTTAGCAGGTGGTGCACAAGCAAACTCAACTACTAGAAACTTTTCAACAGGTACATCAACTTCAGGTAATGCCACATTCTTAGCAAATGGTGGTATCATAATGGGGTCAGATGGTTTCCTTTCTTCTAATACTTTCTACATTGATACAGCAGGAAATGCTAAATTTAAAGGTACATTAGAAGGTGATAATGTAACTGTAAACGGAACGCTTGTATTACCTTCAGAAGGTGCAAATGTAAATGGTAGTGTTATTGGTTCTTGGGCTACAAACATTATGTCTAACAACTTTGTTACAGAAGTAGGTAGTGGCCCAGGGTTTTATCAAGGTTTTGTAAGAGTTACAGGGGGAACACACTATGTTAAAACTGTAAGTATTCAAATTAGAACTGGTACTTCTACTGGCAGCCAAGGAACTCTAATATATGAAACACCAAGAATTGACCAATATACTGCAGGTAATATTTCAGAAGCTAGACTTTATGCAAATACATCACCAGTAGCTTCAGGTAATATGCCAATAGCATTTACTTACACAGGCTCAGGTAGTGTATCAGTATTTGTTAGAGCACAAGCAGATACCGGACCTGACACATTAGGTATAGGTGAAGCTAGATTTATTAAGTTCGGTACAACAGACCCAGTATTTAGTTTTGCTAATCAAGCAGGAGCAGCATTAAATACAGCGATATATTCAAATACACAAGTTGTTGGAGGATTTGCAGGAACAAAGACAGTAAATATTTCTAATACTTCATTTACAAGATTTAAAATCGATAATGGAAGTTTTGGAACAGCAAATGCTCAGATTGCAAACGGAAGTTATATTAATGTTGAAATTACTTCAGCCAGTGCTAATTTAACAACCAGGGAGACAACCGTACTAATAGGACGAACTTCAGAAGTTTATTCAGTAACAACTGGAGGCACTGGCGGCGGTACACCCCCTGGCGGCGGTGGCGGTTGTTTCGTACAAGGAACTCCTGTCGTTATGGCTGATGGAACTACAAAAGCAATAGAAGATGTAACTACTGGAGAAAGTGTAAAATCATTTAGACATTCAAGTTTATCACTTGATGAAGATGCTTGGGAAACTTGGACAACTTCAGAAATTGCAAACGGAAGTTTCGGAACATCAAATGTTACTTTAGTAACAGACCCACATCAACATACAAATTATTATTGGGTTAACTACAACTTAAAAGTTACAAATGAACATCCTATGTTAGCCTTTAAAGATAATGTATTTAAATTTGTAAGAGTAGAAGATTTAGAAATAGGAGATTATCTAATTAGAGAAAATGGTACAAGAGAAGAAATATTTGCTATACCACGAATATACCAAGATTGTATTACACACAACATGGATGTAGAAGATGATGATACTTATGTTGTAAGAGGTGGAAACGGTATTGGGTATATAGCACATAACGTAGAAAATGAGCAGAAGGCATAATTATGAATCATATAATACAAACAGGAACAGATAGCGAAGGAAACGCAATAACAACAACACTAGATGTACAATTTACTTTTACTTATGAGTTTGCTGGACACGAAACACAAAATTTTGCAAACAATCAAGAGATGCCTAGAATATTTGAGAACGACATGGTAAAAACAGTACTTGTAAAAGTAACAGGAGTTGATAGTACTACGGCAAATGCAGCACATTTAGTAGAAGGACAAGCAGACCAAACATATGAAGAAATAGTAACAGTACCACTACCTTGGAGAGCAAAAGCAGGTGGTCAACTTTCTGGATTTATAACTCCTTATGAAAATGTAACTGAAACTATGATGTTAAATTGGGCAAAAGATAGATTATTAGAACAGGAGGTAGTTGATGCGTTTACAATAAATTTTGCTACTGCTTTGTACGGTCATAGATATCATGTTCCTCAGTAATTTTGGTGTAATAACTACCCCGCAAAAATAGTTCTTGACATCACCTCATATTTTTGATATAATTTAGCATATAGGAGTATAAATATGGCAGCAGGAAATTATGATATAGTTATTGATCAGGGCTCAGACTTTGCGCTCTCAATCACTATTGCCGAAGATGGCGAGCTAGTAAACTTAGGTAGTCATACTGTTTCGGCACAACTTCGTCCTACCCCATCATCTAATACCCTATCAGCAACATTTACTTGTACGGTTACTGACTCAGCAAACGGTGCAATAAAAATGAGCTTACCACACGCTACTACAGCAAATATATCTTCAGGTAAATACTATTATGATTTAGAAGTATATAATTCTAGTGCTAATACTATCACTAGATTACTTCAAGGTGTAGCGAGAGTAACACAAGAGGTAACGCGCTAATGGCAACAACAATAACTATAACTCCTAGTACAACTTCTATAAATGCCACGGCACAAACTACAACTCTTACTATATCATCAACAGTTGGAGGAGATGTATCAGATGCCTCTGCTATAACATTCTCAAGTCCTGTAGGGACTCTTGAAGGGCAGAACACTGTACAAGGCGCGCTCAATTTTTTAGCAAATCAATTTTATGTTGCAACAACAGCACCAACTGCAAATACAACTAATTTAGCAGAAGGTGATTTATTTTACGATACTGACGACAATCAGTTAAAGATTTACCGTGAAACATCAAGTGGAACATTTGGATTTGTTCCTATAATGATAGGCAACGATTCAGCGGACTCAGACACGGTAGACGCAGGGAGCTTTTAAGCTCGATAGGAAATAATCATGGCACAAACCATTAAAATTAAAAGAAGTAGCAGTACCGCCGCTCCTACCTCACTTAGTGCTGGTGAATTAGCTTATTCGTCTAATTCTAAGAAGCTCTTTGTAGGTCATCCGAGCAGTGCAGCTGTAACAACAATTGGTGGAGATTTATATGTAGAAATGCTCGACCATACAGCTGGTACACTTACAGCAAGTTCAGCAATAGTAGTAGATTCTTCTAGTAAAGTAGACAGATTACTAACTGGTGCTACAGCTATAACAGGTGCTAATAATACGTTAGCAACTACTGCTTCTGCTTTAACAATCAAAACCGTAACAAGCGGAAACTTAACAGTTTCATCTGCAGGAGATTTAATACTTGCTCATGGTGGAACTTTAAATCTAGCAAGTCAATCAAATTCCTTAACTATTATAGATGATAATGCTGCAGCTTTAGATATTAATGAAGGCGGAACCTCATATATTAAATTAATAACTACTAATGGCGCAGAAGAAATAGAATTAGGAAAAAATGTAGACTTGAATGGTACATTAGATGTATCAAGTTCAGCAACTGTAAATTCTCTAAGTTCAAACGGAGCAATATCAGCAGCTGGCAATTTAACAATTAATACAAATAAATTTACAGTAACAAGCGGAGAAGGTAATACTTCTATAGCAGGTACACTTGGTGTAACTAATGCTGCTACTTTCTCTGATAGTTTAACTGTTACAGGAGCATTGACAGGTAATGGAAATGTTACTTTAGGTAATGCTTCAGGCGATACAATAACAGTAACAGGTACAGCAACATTTGCTGAATCAGCTGACTTTGACGGTGGCTTAACAGTTGCAGGCTCACAAACAGTTGATATGGGTGGTAACAGAGTAACCAATATTGGTACTCCATCACAAGCAACTGATGCTACAACTAAAGCATATGTTGATAGTGTAAAACAAGCACTAGATATTAAAGATTCAGTAAGAGTCGCAACAACAGCCGCACTAACAGCTACTTATAACAATGGAACAGGTGGTGTAGGTGCAACACTTACAGCAGATGCTAATGGTGCAGTATCAATTGACAGTGTTTCTTTATCTTCAGGAGATAGAGTACTTGTTAAAAATCAATCAGATGCTAGTGAAAATGGTATCTACTCTGTAACAACAGTTGGTGATGTATCAAATCCATTTGTATTAACAAGAACAATAGACGCAGATAGTTCATCAGAAGTTACTGGTGGTATGTTTACTTTCGTAGAGGAAGGAACCAATGCAGACGCAGGTTTTGTACTTTCAAACATAACTGGCTCCGCAACAATCGGTACTGACAACCTAACAATGACTCAGTTCTCAGGAGCTGGTAGTGTTACTGCTGGAGATGGTTTAGCAAAATCAGGAAACACACTTTCAGTCAATGTTGATGATACTACAATTGAAATCAATTCTGATAGTTTAAGATTAAAAGGACTTTCAAATTTATCAGAAGGTGATATAATTTACGGAGCAAATGGAGGTAGTTCATTTACTCAACTTTCAATAGGAACATATGACAGCACTAACTCAGTAGGACAAGTCTTACAAGTAGGTGCTAATGGAACAATAACATGGTCAAACACATTAGACGGAGGAACATTCTAATATGGCACATGTCTTTAAAATAAAAAGGTCTGAAACAGCAAGTAGTACGCCAGGAACAGATGATTTGCAAACACACGAAATTGCAATGAATGTTACTGACCAAAAGATTTATACAAAAGCAGCAAATGGGAGTATTGTGACTATTGCAAGTCACAATCCCGATGCTTTAACAACACAAGACTTACTTGCTTTCTCAATCGCATTAGGATAGAATTATGGCATCAGCATTTAAAACCGCAACAGCAACAAGCGTTGGTACAAGTTTAACTTCAGTTTATACTTGTCCTTCAGCAACAACTGTAACAATAATCGGACTTTATCTATGTAATCAAAGCGGTGGCGCAGTAGAAGCGAATGTTGAATTTTACGATGCAAGTTCAGCTACTCATGTTGGACTCATTTCGCAAACAGAAATACCAGGTGCATCAACACTAGCTCCAATCGGGGGCGATGCCAAAGTAGTACTAGAAGCAGGGGATATAATAAAAGTACAATCCAATATTGCTTCATCAATAGATGTAGTACTAAGTTATTTGGAGCAAACATAATATGCCACTTATAGGTAAAGTTTTAGTTCAAGAACAAGCACTTGAAGCAAATGCCGTTACAGCTGCTAAGATAGCAGCTAACGGTGTTAATGCGTCAGAAATAGCTGCCAATGCAGTAGGAGTATCTGAGCTAGCTACTAATTCAGTAGGGTCTGCTCAATTACAAGCATCAGCTGTAACCTCAGTAGGGGATAACGCAGTCACATCAGCCTCAATAGCCGCCAATGCAGTAGGAGCAAGTGAAATAGCAACTGGGGCGGTCGGCACATCAGAATTAGCTACAGGAGCAGTTACAACAGCGAAGATTGGAGCAAACGCAATAACTTCAGCAGAAATAGCTGCAAACCAAATAGGAGCAAGTGAAATTGCTGCAAACTCAATAACATCAAGTGAACTCGCAGCTAACTCAGTAGATTCAGCAGAATTAGTAACAGGTAGCATAGATACTATACACATAGGGTCTCAACAAGTTACTACAGCAAAAATTGCTAATGGAGCAATTACAAATGCAAAAGTAGGAGCTGATGCAGTAGATGGTACAAAGATTGCAGATGACTCTATTGATTCAGAGCATTATGTAGATGGTAGTATAGATACTGCCCATATTGCAGACCTTGCTGTAACAAGTGGCAAGATAGCTGCAAATACTATCGCAACAGGAAATGTAGCAGATAATGCAATAGACGGAACAAAAATAGCTACAGACAGTATAGTTGCAAGACACATAGCAGCAAACTCAGTAGATTCAGCAGAGTTAGTGACAGGTAGTATAGATACTATCCATATAGCAGATGACGCAGTTACTGGTGCAAAAATAGCTTCAGAAACTATTACAGGACCAAACATTGCAAATAACGCAATAAATGCTAATAAGATTGGTACAGATGTTATCGATGCATCACACATAGCAGCTGGAGCAGTAGGTGCTTCAGAACTTGCCGCAAACTCAGTAGATTCAAGCGAATTAGTAACTGGCTCTATTGATGCAATACACCTTGCTGCAGATTCAGTTATTACAGCAAAAATATTAGATGCAAATGTAACAACTGCAAAAATAGCAGCAAATGCTGTTACAGCAGCTAAGATAGCTGGTAATGCAGTTGGAAGTTCAGAAATATCTGCAAATGCTATAGGTGTTAGCGAACTTTCAAGCGGTGCATTGAGTGGACAAACATTTTCTGGAAATGTCACAATCGGTGGTAACTTAACGGTATCAGGTTCAACTTTTACAGCATCTGCTTCAACTATAGTTGCCGAAGATTCTCTCATCAAATTAGCTTCCGAAAATGCATCAGCAGATGCTATTGACATAGGAATATATGGTTTATATGACACTAGTGGTTCTCAGGATTTATTTAGTGGATTTTTTAGAGATGCAGACGATTCAGGAAAATGGAAGTTATTTAAAGATTTACAAACAGAGCCAACTACTACAGTAAACACATCAGGAACAGGATATGCTGTAGGAACTATAGTGGCAAACATTGAAGGAGATGTAACAGGTAATCTAACAGGTACTGCAAGTGCAATAGCAAATAATACTGTAAACGCAACTAAGATTATTGCAGGTAGTATAACAGCAGCTGAGATAGCAACAGATGCTATTACATCAGCAAAAATAGCTGGTAATGCAGTAAATAGTGCAGAAATATCAGCAAATGCAGTTGGTTCAAGTGAAATAGCAACTGATGCTGTTACATCATTACAACTTGCAGCAAACTCAGTAGATAGTGCAGAATTAGTAACAGGTTCTATAGATGCAATTCATCTAGCAACAGATTCAGTTATAGAAGCAAAAATACAAGCAAATGCTGTTACAGCAGCTAAGATAGCAGGTAACGCTGTTGGGTCAAGTGAAATAGCAGCAAACGCTGTTGGTTCAAGTGAAATAGCAGCAAACTCAATAGATAGTGCAGAACTAATATCTGGCTCTGTTGATGCAATACATTTAGCAGCTTCTTCAGTAACCTCAGCTAAGATAGGAGCAAATGCTATTAATAGCGTAAACTTTATATCTAGCGGATTGATTACAGCTGACTTATTGGCTTCAAATTCAGTAGATTCAGCAGAATTAGTAACAGGCTCTATTGATGCAATTCATATTGCAGCTGATGCTGTAACAAGTGCTAAAATAGCTGATAACGCCATTAATAGTGTAAACTTTATATCTAGTGGGTTGATTACAACCGACTTATTAGCAGGTAACTCTGTAACAGCAGCAAAAATAGCCGCTAACGCCGTAGCGTCAAGTGAGATTGCAAATAACTCTGTAAGTGTTACTCAACTGAATAGTGGTGCCCTAAGCGGCAAAACAATGACAGGAAATATTACATTTGGAGGAGATTTAGGGTTTGGTGGAAGCACAGCTAATAAAATAAATGTAGCAGGTAGCATAGGTATTCAAGACATTAGTCCCCCACAAAAACTTCACATAGATGAAGTAGCTGGTATGGATGTTGGTACAGGAAGTTCAACAGCAACTACACAATTTACATTAGATAGTTTTGCAGCAGCTACATTTAGAACTGCTAAATACCAAGTACAGGTTACAAATTCAACAGACGGAGACTATCATGCAATAGAAATTTTCTTATTCCATGATGGAACAACCGCATATTTAACACAGTACGCTTCTATATATGACAACGGTGTTCAAGCAACATTTGATGCCGATGTAAGCGGAGGGAACGTAAGATTATTAGCAACGCCTGCAAGTACAGATAGTATGGCGTTCAAGTTCATAAGAACAACAATAGAGGTATAAAATGGGACAAAAATTAGATTTTAACATCGAGGACACAGGACTTAAGATTGATGGCTCAGACGCAATTGATGCAAGTAGAAATTTTGAGGGAGCAGTAGCTTCAGACCGTTTAGGCTCGGGTACTATTGCGAGTAGCAGACTTCCTTTTACTATTACACAATCAGCCCCAAGCAACACCACAGGTACTGAAGACGGACACATATGGTTTGTATATTCGAGTTAGTAGATGGCAATTTATGTTAATGACAACGGCACACTTCGACAAATCTCTTTTCTTGCAGTTAACGACAACGGCACAATTAGAAGAGTTAATGAAGTTTATGTAAACGATGGGGGTTCTCTAGCAGGGCCATTTAGTACTATACATCAAACTTCTAGAAATACTGAAACAAGTAGAACTACTATTTCAGGTGTGCAAATAACTGCCTTTAACACAACTACAACATTCGATACTGATTACTCTACTCTGACAACTTTTGATACAAGTAGAACTACAACATTTGACACTACTAGAACTACTGATACAAGTAGAACTACAACATTTGCAACAACTACTACATATAATACTAATGTAAGTACAACAACTGCATACAATACAACAACAGCATTTACAACTACAACTACTTTTAATACAACACAGTCTACAACTACCGCATATAATACAACAACAGCGTTTACAACTACAACTACCTTTAACACAACGCAGTCTACAACTACTGCATACAATACAACTACTGCGTACACAACAACAACAACTTATAATACAACGCAGTCTACAACTACTGCATACAATACAACAACAGCATTTGCAACAACTACTACATTTAATACTACTCAAGGTACGACTACTGCGTTTACAACTACAACGGCATTTAATACTACAACTACATTTAATACTACGCAGTCTACAACAACAGCTTATACAACTACAACAGCATTTAATACTACAACTACCTTTAACACAACACAGTCTACAACAACAGCTTATACAACTACTACGGCATTTAATACTACAACTACCTTTAACACAACGCAGTCTACAACAACAGCTTATACAACTACAACAGCATTTAATACTACGACTACTTTCTTAACAACTAGAGCAACAACAACTGCATATAATACTACAACAACTTACTTAACAAGTAGAGCAACAACAACTGCATATAATACTACAACAACCTATACAACTTCATTTGACACAGTTATTGAGACAAGTAGAGTAACTTCATTTACAAACAATACTACATTTGCAACAACAACAACATTTGCTACTACTACGGCTTATGTAGATAATACTGCTGTTGCAACTAACACATCTAGAAGTACCAATACAGCTCAGTCAACAGCTTATAATACAAGTACTACAACAGCGTATGTAGCCAATACAACAGTAGCGACTAATACAGCAAGAAGTACTAATACAGCTCAGTCAACAGCATATAATACAAGCACAACAACTGCCTATGTAGACAATACAACAGTATCGACTAATACAGCTAGAAATACTAATACAGCTCAGTCAACAGCTTATAATACAAGTACCACAACAGCGTATGTAGACAATACAACAGTATCGACTAATACAGCTAGAAATACTAATACTGCTCAGTCAACAGCTTATAATACAAGTACCACAACTGCATATGTAGATAATACTTCATTTGGTACTACAAGAAATACAAATACAAGTAGAACAACAGCATATGTAGATAACACAAGTTTTGGAACAACTAGAAATACAAACACAAGTAGAACAACTGCTTATGTAGATAATACTTCATTTGGTACTACAAGAAATACAAATACAAGTAGAACAACAGCATATGTGGATAATACCTCATTTGGTACTACAAGAAATACAAATACAAGTAGAACAACTGCATTTACAAATAATACAAGTAGAAGTACTGGATTTACAAACTCTACTGGATTTACTAATAACACAACTAGAAGTACTAATACAAGTGCCTCTACTTCATATGACACTTTTAGAGATACAATCTATAGTACACTAGCACAGGTGCCTGGGTATAACTATTTCTTTGTTAGAGAGACAACAGTAAGTACTTCATTTGCTACAACTAGAACAACAGCATTTACAAATAATACTTCGTTTGCGACAAATACAGCTAGAAATACTAATACTTCTAGAAATACATCGTTTGCGACAAATACTTCTGCTTCTACTTCATTTACAAACTCTACTTCATATACAACTACACAAGCAACAAATACAAGTAGAAATACTGGGTTTACAAACTCTACTTCATATACAACTACACAAGCAACAAATACAAGTAGAAATACTGGGTTTACAAACTCTACTTCGTATAATACTACACAAGCAACAAATACAAGTAGAAATACTGGGTTTACAAACTCTACTTCATATACAACTACACAAGCAACAAATACAGCTAGAAGCACTAACACAGGCACAAGCAGAACTACAACATTTACTACATCAACAGCTTATGTAGATAATACTGCTAGAAGTACTAATACATCTAGAAGCACTAACACAGGTACAAGTAGAACTACAACATTTACTACATCAACAGCTTACGTAGATAATACAGCTAGAAGTACTAATACATCTAGAAGTACAAATACAGGTACAAGTAGAACTACCACATTTGCTACATCAACAGCTTATGTAGATAATACAGCTAGAAGCACTAATACTGCTCAATCTACAAATACAGGAACAAGTAGAACAACAACATTTGCTACTACTACGGCTTATGTAGATAATACTGCTGTTGCAACTAATACAGCTAGAAGTACGAATACAGCTCAATCTACAAATACAACACAATCTACAAATACAAGTAGAACAACTACATATGAAACAGCATATTTAACTTCTAGAACTTCAAGTAGAGCAACAGGAACAAGTAGGGATACAACTACAACCTTTAACACTGCAATATTAACAGGAACAAGTAGAGATACAACTACAACATTCAATACTTCTAGAGCTTCTTTAACATCTAGGGCAACAGGAACAAGTAGGGATACAACTACCACATTCAATACTTCTAGAGCTTCTTTAACATCTAGAGCAACAGGTACAAGCAGAGATACAACTACAACATTCAATACTTCTAGAGCTTCTTTAACATCTAGAGCGACAGGAACAAGTAGAGATACGACTACAACATTTGCAACTACACAAGGAACAATTACAAGTAGAACAACTGGTTCTAGCAGAAATACAACTACAACCTTTAATACTACACAATCAACAATTACAAGTAGAACAACTGGTTCTAGCAGAAGTACAACTACAACCTTTAACACTGCAATATTAACAGGAACAGATAGAACAACAGGTACAAGTAGAACTACAATTTCAACATTCAATACAAATAGAGCAACAGGAACAGATAGAGTAACAGGAACAAGTAGAGATACAACTTCGACATTTAATACAACTAGAGCAACAGCGTCAAGTAGAGCAACAGGTACGAGTAGAGCAACAACAAGTGTATTTTTAACTTCGAGGTCAACAGATACTTCAAGAACAACAACTTTTGCTACTACAACAACATTTGATACAAGTAGAACTACAACATTTGCAACAGACAGAACTACTACTACCACAATTGCAACTACACGAACAACCGAAACAACGAGAACAACTGACCACTTAACAACAACAACGTTTGATACAAGTACAGTTGTATTTGAAAGAATAACCGCCACTCAGCTTGGTACAATATTTGATACCGAAGTAGCTAGTGCAAGTGACTTTGGATTATCATTCTGGGATGGCTCATCATGGAGTGAAACATAATGAAACTACAAGAAAAAGACATTACACCAAAGTATGTAAATGATAAATTAGAAAGTATGATGCATGCAGTATTCGACAGTTTAATGCAGGCAGAAGAAAGACTAAAAAGTATGGAACAACAACTATTTGAGTTAAAGCAAAATGGCAGCACCAAAACCAAGTAAGTTAGTTCCTTTATCAAAAGATGAAGAGCTAGGAAATATTCCTACTCATTTTATGAAATCTGGCTCGTCTTTAAGACCAAAAAAAGACTTGACTGATTTACAGAAATTTAAACGCAGATTACTTCCTTCTCAAATAGAAGGTTTAGATGTAGAGTATGATGTTTGGTTTAATACCAATGAATTACATACTGTACGAAAATGGTTATATACAGATTTTTTAGGCAAAGGTATATACATGCGGGTAAATTCTATAAAAATAAATAATAAGTTATTTAGAAGTATTGCGTCCTCGGACATAAAAATAGATGAAGAACGCATAGAAAACATAAAAAATAATTTACAAAATAAATATGCGTTAGGCATAAATCAAGAGTATTATGACAATGTAATTTTTACTCCAGGAAGTAACCTGTTATGTAAAGACAAAGTTGTTCATTTTGGAAGAATGAAAGCTCTTGTGAATAAAGGTTATATAATAAAACCACATCCTATAACTGCACCAATATATATGGCAATTCTTAGAAAGCATTTTGGAAAAGAAAATGTTTTACATAAGAAAGCAGGAGGACTAGAATTATTACTTAACTGTAAAAATGTAGGCACAATGCAAAATAGTGAAATGGGACTAATTGCTTTACTACTAGGTAAAGGTTTAAGTTTAATTTCATATACTATGGAAGAAAGAGAAAAGAATTTATTAACTTACGAATCTTTTTACTATGCTTGTGCTGGTATTGGACAAAAGGCAATGTATAAATTACTGTCTGCTAAGAACTCAGGTATAATATTTGATTTTGATAAAGACGCAGACGAAAGATTAGAAAATTATGTAAATAATTTTTGGGAGTATAAAAAAGCAGATGATTGAATTAGTAATAGAATATAAAAAGACATGGAGTATGTTTACTCTTGCGTCTTTATTAGATAAAAACGAAGAATTTCGTTTGCATCTTTATGTTCGCGAAGCAGATTGGAAAGACGCTCCTATTGACTGGATTATTGATAACTTCCCAAATGTAAAAATTTATCAAGCATTTTGGACTACCAACTTTATTCCACGAGCTATATGCCATCTTCGTGAATTTTGGAAAAATAAAGGATTAAATAAAAGAATAGTAGTAGCTTCAGGAAACAGAGTATTTACTAGAAATAATTGGAAGAATGAAATACCAAATCCTGAATTCTTTCAAAATAAACTTTCTCATCTAAGTCATAAAAGAGTGTTTAGGAATCATCCTAAATTTGCTAGATTTTACAGATTACTTAATATACCTTATGATGCAGAAAACTGGAAACATGTAGACCCAGAGTTTTTTATTTTAAATTATGACCAATTAAAAAATGTAACATACAGAGATTTATTTTTTGGAGATAACAGATTTCCAAATGATATTGACCAACGAGTTTTACGAACAGGTGAAACATATTTCTTCCACCAACTTCTACAAAAAGAACACGCTTGGGTACCTCTTTATATGAATGGTAAAAATGATGTACTTATACAGGAAGACGCGATAGAAGCTAAAGACTTAATGGATTATAATGTAATGTTAAGAAAGTCTTGGAGTATAAATGTACAACATAAATGGTTGCACTTAGAATATTGGAAAACTCCTGTAGGTATTCAATTAGCAATACCTTGGGATTTATATACAAGACAAATTGAAAATATTCCTTTAGAATATAGAAACGCAAGAGCAAACGAAATACTATTAACGAAAGCAGAAAAGCAAAAACAACAATTTGGTAAACTATTAGAAACTGGATTTATATTAGGAAAGATCTAGTAAGCCTTCATCAAGGTCAGATAAAATTTTCCAATTTAATCTACCTTCTTCAAACCACCGCATAACAGTTTCTTTTTCCTTGCTGTTATGCGGATTTTTATATACGCTGTTTATAGGCATATGCCAACTTGCAGGATAATCTGTTCCTGTCATTACAGGTATTCTTTTAGAGAAAAAGTCAAAACCAATCAAAGTAATACTTTTACATTTGCATTTATTCAAGAAAAATAATATACCAAGAAATCCTGCACTTGGTCTATCTCCTTCAGGAACTCCATTCTTTGCCCCAACTTGTTCAAAAACTTTATATAGTTCTTCGTCTGTAAATAAATTCGTATACTCAAATGGTATTTTCTTTTTTACTTCTTTATTTAAGTGAATACGACAACGATTAAATAATTTATATGCTTTCGGAAAGAATGTATGATTTTCCATGCGAAGCCACCCAGTTATCCAAATATCTGTTCTTTTACCAATTGCATCAAAGTTCCCCCAATCTGGTATACCTCTTCCAAATCGTACAACTGTATCAAAACTATCTATGTATTTTCCATACTCATGTCGTAGAATCTCAACTGAGTTTCCCACAAGTACAATATTTTTATTTTCTGTTAGCGTCTGTAAAGTTGCATCCATATTGCTGTAAGCTCCGAGTCATCGTTTATATTTAGCCACGGTCCACCGTCTGTGTAGTGGAGGGCTTTTGG